GGGCACTTTGGTTTACAGAAGATATTAGGTAGTAAGTTTGACAAGGTAATGGGTGATATTTATAACAGTAACAAAGCTGTTAAAGACCGTGCTGATAACAAGATTGCCAACGGCATGGACAAGCTGGTTGCTGTTGAAGAAGTACTGGCTGAGATGGCTGAGACTGCAACTAACCCGTCTTTGATTCAAAAGGTAGTTAACATTATTCGTCAAGCATTAAGAGCGCTTGGTTTTGATCTTGATACCTTTACTAATGGAGAAATCCTGCAATTACTGCAAGACTCCCGTAAATTTGTTACAGGAACTGAAGGTGTTCCTATTGGCGGCAACGTAAAATTTGGCGCTGTATTTAATTCAGATGCCCCCATCTTCTATAGTCAGTTAGCTTCAATGGTAGCTGGCGCACCCAAACAACTTAACGTTGCATCAAAAGAACAATGGGCAGCGTGGATTAAAAGCAACGCTGGAAAAAACCAAGTTAAAGAAGAAGAGATTGAATACAGCGGTGTATTAGACTTCCTTAACACCACTTCCGGCAAAATTAGCCGTGAAGATCTACTTGAGTTTTTAAATCAAGAAGGTGTTCAAGTAGACACAATTATTCGTGATCAATATGCAACTAATGAAGAAGCTGAAAAGTTTGAATTACTTAAAGATGAAGCTAAAGAAAAAAGACGTTCATTTGCTAAAGATTTAAAAAATCGTTTAGATTTAGGAGAAATAAAATTAAATCAATTAATTTCAGAAAAATCTTTAACGTACCCACTTATAAACGCTGAAAGAAATCCTAATAGTAAAGTTGAAAACGAATTTGCAAAAGGATATATAAAACGTGCTGTTTTATATAGAGATACACGTAAATGGATGGTAATGCAAAATGAAGATTTTAATACCTATAGCGTTTATGACACTAATAAAACTTTAGATGAACCAGCTATTGCTTTTGAAGATGAAGCATCTAATTACAGATCAAAATTTTCAACAGCAGATCAAGCACGAGAAGCTTTAGCAGAGTTTAATCTTAATATGCAAGATAGATTTCCAAATGGTGGGGTAGATATTTATGATCAGTATATAGACTTAAATACTCAAGTAAGAACTTTTTCAGAAAAAGCAGAAAGTGCTAAAGAAGGTTTAGTCCCACAATATGCAGGATATACTTTAGGTCCAGAAGTTTCAACTAATTACGCCGAACTTATCTTAACCCTATTACCTAGTAAGCAAGATAAAGAATACAAGATAGTTGAATACACTGACGGTATTATTACTAGTCTTTTTAAAGTTGTTGATGCTGAAGGTAACACGTTAGCAGATGACATCCTTAGTATGCAAACAGCTAAAGAAATAAAAGATGGTTTAGATAAAGACGGTGCTACGTTATATGAACATGTGCATTGGGCTAACGTTAACAATCCAATAGTACACGTTCGGGTTAATGAAAAGACCGATGCTCAAGGCAACCGTGTATTGTTTGTAGAAGAATTGCAATCTGACTGGGGTCAAGCATACGCAACTAATAAAGAACCAAATGTAGAAGTATTAGCACCGTTTGAAAACGACCGTATAAGTGGTTTTTATTCCGCTTATATTGACGGAACTAGAGTTGCAAGAGCAGCTACAGCAGAACAAGCCCGTGAAGAAGCTTTAGAGTTTTGGGGAAATCATATTAAAGATAACGTAGCTAAAGCACCGTTTGTAACAGACCCACGCTCATATACCGCACTTGCTATCAAACGATTACTACGTTATGCCGCAGATAACGGCTACAGTAAAATTTCGTTTATTAGTGGAATAGAAGCACACAATCGTTTTCCCAAAACACAAGATGGTGAAAGTACTAAAAAAGGTATGGAAACTCACTATGATGTGCGTATTCCTAGTGTAACCAGAGATATATTTAAAAAATTAGGTATTAATCCTAACTCACGCACAGAAGAAATAGCGGTGCGGATTCCCCAAGATGTATATAGCCTTGAACTTACAAGTGAAGATGGCGGTACTACTATAGAAGAAAAAAATGTTGATGCACCTGAAATTGATGGCCTTATATTAGATGGGTATTTTAGAATGTATGGTTCATACCCTAAATTTACAAAAGATTATTACGACCCTGTTACACAAGAACTTTTCTATAAAAAAGGAGACCGTTTACGTTCTAACGTAAAACTACAAAACGCAATAAATAGAGGCATGGATATACAAGAAATACTTGTTGACTCTGTTACGCCTTCAATGAAAGTTAAAATAGAAGCAAAACAAAGTAGTACAACAGAACCATTCTTTACTATCGACCTTACTCCTGAAACCAAAGAGAAAGTTAAACGTGGTCAGGCTATGTTTCGTGCGGCTCGTTTTAGTACTGGTGCTGGTGCTACTTTCCGTAATAATCCTGCTGCGCCTGGGGTAAATGGAAACGATGCTAGAACCGTCTTTGATAGTTTTGCTGACAGAATTGAAAGCGCAGGGATATTAAACTCCGAACGTGCAGATAGCTTACATGAGTTTATTAAAAATGGTATTTTCGGTAATGCCCGCAAAGCATTACTTTACACGTTACCTGTTAAGCCTTTAACTGAAGAAGCTAAACGTGCTGGTTTAAAAATGGCTCCTCAGTTTAATACAATCATTGATGAACAATCAGGATATGTAAATAGCTTGAATCGTCGTATCGAGCCTTTGGTTCAACGTGCTGAAGCTTGGGCTAAGGGTGCTGGGCAAAAACAAATAGATCTATTTAATAAAGTAGTTTACGACAGCACAACCCTTAAAGCCGATCCAACCAAACTTAAGAAGGCAGACGTTTCTCAAGCCGATTATGACTTAGTAAAAAATAACTACGATAAGTTAGGTGGCGCAGGTAAAGCTTTATATGCACAGATTCGTGACGCTTACGCCGAAATGTACCAAGAGATTCTTGATTCTATTGAAGATCGTATTGATACGTTTGAAATTAGTAAAGATTCAAAATCAAAAATTAAACAAGATATTTTAGAAAAACTTTCTAAACAAGGCAAGCTTGATCCTTACTTTGCGTTAACCCGTAAAGGTAAATACTGGCTATCGTATAACTTAAAAACTAAGAGATCAGATGGGCAAGTAACGCTTGAACCATACATTGAAGCTTATACGACTGAACGTGAACGCACAAAACAATCGGCTTTAGTTAGAAACGAAGGCGCTACAGATATACAAGCGTTCTCTCAAATATCCCAGTATAGGTATAGCCGTGCACCATCAGGTTCTTTTGTAAATGAGTTTCTTAAAATTTTAGAGCTTAATAAACCAAAGAACATGTCTAAAGAAGAATCGGACAAATATAACGAAGCTGCTGATGAAGTAATGCGCTTATATCTAAGCACCTTGCCTGAAACATCTTTTGCACAATCATTCCAAAAACGTAAAGAAACCCTTGGATTTAAACGGGACGCTATTGAAGCTATGCGTGATCGGATGTACAGCACGTCTCAACAACTTGGACGCATGCGGTACTCGGCAAAACTTAATAAGTTATTAGAAGAGATGCGAGCATATTCTAAACTTGTTAGCAAGGGTATAGGCGAAGAGGGTGAGAAAATTACCCAACAAGATAACAAGTTAATGAACGACTATATAAGCGTACTGGAAAAACACGCTGAGTCTATTAACAATCCTAATGTTAGCAATATTTCTAGGTTAATTAACTCCCTTGGATTTAACTATTTACTAGGTTTAAACATATCTTCTGCTGTAATTAACTTGGGTCAAGTACCTATGGTTGTAGCACCTTATCTTGCCGGTGAGCATGGATGGGGCGAAACAATGTCTGCGGTTAATAGAGCTTACAAACTATATTTAAATAGTGGTTATGGTAAAGATGCTCGTACAGTTGAAGTAATTGGCACAGAAAAACGAGACTTAAATGGCAACATAACTACTCCTGCTGAAAAAGTTAAACAACGTGGTATGCCATCTATTAGTAACTATGATCTAAATAGTGCCGAAGGTAAGAAGTATGGTACTTTAATTGAACAGGCACAGAAACAAGGGCAAATTAATCAGTCACAGTTCTACGATATTTTAGAAGTTGACGGTCGCAAAAACTTTGGAAGCACAGTAAATGCTGTTACCGGTTTTGCATTCCACCACGGAGACCGTATAAACCGTGAAGTATCTATGGTAGCTGCATATGACTTACAGTTAGCTAAACTAAAGAGCCAAGGTAAAACAGGTAAAGAAGCTGAGATTGAAGCTGCTAACTACGCAATCTATGTAACCGAAATGACTAACGGTGGAGTGTCGGCAGCTAGTTCTCCTTTAATTGCTAAAGGTAATATTGGTAGAGTACTCTTTATGTTTAAACGCTACGGCGTTTCTATGTATTACATGTTATTTAAAATAACACGTGAAGCACTCAAAGGGGAAACACCAGAAATACGTAAAGCAGCTATGAGTCAACTTGCTGGTGTTTATGGCACGTCAGCTTTGTTCTCTGGCTTACAAGGTGTACCAATGTTTGGTATTGCCGCTATGATTTACAACTTGTTTGCAGAGGAAGATGAAGATGACATGGAGACTGCAACCCGTAAATATGTTGGCGAATTTGCCTATAAAGGTATGTTGAACTATGTTACCGGTGCTGAAGTTGCTAGTCGCTTTAGCTTAAGTGACCTAATATTTAGAAGTAACCCAACAGCAAACTCACGTACATTTGAGCAAGGTCTTTTAGAAAACATTGGCGGTCCTGCATACGGTGTAATGTCACGAATTAAACGTGGCTTGGACTTTATGAGCGAAGGTAATATGGAGCGTGGTGTTGAAAACATACTGCCATCAGCTATAAGTAACTTGTTTAAAGCATATCGTTTTGGAACAGAAGGCGCCCAAAGTTTACGTGGTGATCCAATCGTAGAAGATATTAATGCGTTTAGTATTGCTGCTCAAGCTATGGGATTTGCTCCAGCAGATTACGTACGTCAGTTAGAAATAAACTCTAACTTAAAGGGTGTTGAAAAAACCATCCTTCAAGAAAAATCTAAGTTACTTCAAAAGTGGAACGTTGCTACTCGCATGGGTGACACCGAAGATGCTAATGAATACAAAGAAGAACTTTTTGAATTAAACAAAAAACATCCTGATCTTAAGATTTCTGAAGATACTTTCCAACGTTCCGAAAGAGCCTTTAAAGCAGCAACCAAACGTACAGTAAATGGTGTTCAGTTTAGTCAAAAACTTTACGATGAGATGATGAGAAACGCTGCTGAGTACGAGAAGTAAAAATACCCCCGAACTAGTCGGGGGCTTGAAGGTCCTTCACGTCGGAAAATCACAACAGGAGAATGTTGCGTAGTCAGTATACTACACGATCCGCCAAAACCGCATCCCTAATTTCCCAGCTTCTATACGATCAAAACCTTTTAGTTTAATATTCTTAACGTTTGCTATTATTTGCATTTGTTTGTTTAATTCTGTTAAGTTAATTGCAGGTATAAATAGTGATGCTCCTACAACAAAATCGTCCCAATTTATTTTAATAACCACTCCATCAGGACAGACTTGCCCTTCTTCACGTATCACCTTCAAGGGTAGCTTTATGTTCTGCGGCGGCGGCAAGGGCTTGTTCTTTGTCGTCATCTAAAAATCCTTCACAATTAATCCACCATACATCTAAGGATGGCAAGCTCATATGTGTGCCTTTAGCCATACGTTTTTTATCTAACTTAGCTTTAGTCCTTCCTCGTTTCAATGAATCAGTTAACCATTCATAGTTAATTTGACGCTCACTACACCATTTCCTTAGAGGGTTAGGGTAGATAAACATCATCTTCACGTCGTATTCATAACGTGCTATAAATGACATTCTCGGTGTCGCATCAGGTATAACCAAGTGTTCTAAGGTATCGTTGTGCCGTATAGTACGTGCATCTTCTGTGCTTTTAATACGTAAAACACTGTTGTAGTTTTCGGCTAAAAAATTAGTTAGTGTGCCTTCTGCATCAATATCCATTGACTTAGCTTGTTCTTTAACATTACTTACAAGATTCTTTAACCATTTAACTATGTTGCTAATGTCGTAGTCAATTAAACCAGCACGTTTAGCAATCATTAAACCCATGATGCCGTCAGCTGCTAAAACTGAATGATACCGATCTGCGGGGCTAAAGCCACATATCTTATCTAGTTTTTTCTGAGTTACTTTATAAAGTTCTTTGATGCCTTGAATATCGTTCATAACATACTGCAGGTATGGCAGAGCAGCGTATCCATAGTTATTAGCAAGTTGTTCACTAAGTATGTCGGTGTCTTCTTTCTCCAAACCCGGCACAGGTCTAGCCCGTACTTCTAAGAGACGCATAGCCTCACCCTTGGGTAGTGCTTTATATGCGCTCATCTTTTCCATTAACGAAGCGTTTCCGTTACTAACACCTACTTGTTTCCAAGGTTCACCACGAACCCGTTCTTCATTTCCGTTTGCTGACATACGGTTTCTTTGTGAGCCGGATGTATATTGATATACAAAGTCGCTAACATCTTTAGCAGTTGCGTTGGTTAATTCGTCCATAGGTAAAAATATGTTCTTGTATTTCTCGGCACGATTCATCTTTGATGCGGCTGTATCGGTCTCTTTAAGAATTATTTTGCTTGGATTACCCCATATACTTGCCCCTGCTATAAGGGCTGTGGTTTTACCAATACCTGATTCAGGACTATAGATGTGAAATAAAGACCCAGTAACTGGTGTAAAGTCTGAAAATATTGAGCCGAAAGCAAGACCAATAGCAAATTGATGAGTCTCCATGCCGGGTCTGTTAAAGAAAGTCATTGCTTCTTTCCATACTTCAAAAGAACCCTTGGTGCTAAACGCACTAAATAACTGTGCAGTAGCCGAAGATGGAGGGTTATGGTCTACCCGATCTGCACGGATTTCTTTGTTGCCCAATATAAATGCTTGGTGTTTTTCATCCGTCCAACCAAACTGTCTATATGCTTTGTCTGCTTTTGATGTAAATTGCAAATGGTTTACCCACGTTGTTACGTATGACATAATTTCATCCGTCTTAATAAGTGCTACACCTTTTGATGACATATGCTTTCTTAGTTCATCTTTAGAAGTAACAGCCGCTAGAGGTATAGTAAATTCTTTTACCCCGTCCTGTGGTAAATGTAACCGCACAACTACCGCTTCCCCTACATCAGAGTCTTCTAAACGACGAGTTACATATAAGTCATTGTGATATACCATGACCTCAATCTCATCATCTTCTTTAACAATTCGTTTAAAGATACCGCCGTTTTTACCACGGAAATAAGGGTCAGGGTATTTAGGTATAACGTAAGTCTGCGTATGTCCTTGATTAATTTCTGATGGTATATCTTCAACAATGTTATCTTCCTCAGAAGCTTCCTGCACCTCACGACCCAATACAATCGGAGATTTAATAGAACCTTTGTATGAACATCCGTCGCACCCGTTAGGGTTATATTCTTCAAACTTAAGGCAGGTGTAAGGACCACCTTTAATACCACGTACCTTACGATCAGCCATCATGGGGCTGTATTCAGGATGACCGTTAGAAATCTTTTCAATAGCTCTATCAGCGTCTACACAAAATTTAGCGATAGATAGCCCTGCTCTCCACATCGGTTCCGACATAGTAGCTTGATGCTCAATAATATACTTAAGCTGATTACACCCTTCACCTTTAACCGTCTTAAGCATAATGGTCTTAAACCGATTGGTATAGTTCCCAAGAATAGCTTTGGTTACTTCGTCCATCTCCCCACGGGGTATATAGGCTCGTTTCTCAAGGACAGGTTCCCCAATAACATCTTTTAATGTGCTGTATTCAAGCGGTTCACCAGGGTGTCCAATTAGATTAACTTCCCTAGCTTCATCGTTTTTATAGTTTAATGTTCCAGGAACCCGTAATATACGCACCGAATCTGCGGTAACAACGGGGTCAGCATGTAAGTCGTGATCATCACACAGGCTCTTTAATTTTTCAGCCAAGGGCATCCACGTTTCACGTGAAACGGGTTCTTTTAAAGTCCAGTATGCGTGTATCCCACCACCTGAATTAACAAGTGTTGGTTTAGGTAACTTCGTTACTTTACAGAAAGACTTTAACGCTACGAGAGCTTCTGTCTGTGTTTGATAAGGCTTGTCCGGGCCGCAATCTAAGTCAATATATAACGACCTAAGTTGTTTAACGTTTGCGGTCTTCCTAGACTTACCATCTTCAAACGTGGCTAAAGCATAATACGCATCATAGCCCTCGTTTTTTAAATTGTCGGCAACAGTTACTGCTTGATCTAAAGTCTTGTAAAACTTTTGGACAGGTTTATCCGAATCCTTTTTTAAACCAACTATGCAGTAGTATCCCTCGTCTCCAAGGACTTGCCGTAAAAATTCTAAATTGTTCATTAGCCACCCTTGTTAGGTGGGGTACTCGTGCGACATGTATGTGAAGCATGTTTAGTAACTAATGCACTTTCCCCCCAAACCGTTTATTTAAGCATCATCCCATTCGCCAACTAAATCTTCTAGTTTAGGTTCGGCAGTAACGGCTGCCTTCTTGGGTGCGGCTTTCTTTGGTTCTTCAACTTCAGCTTCTGCTTTTTCAACAGGTTTACTTGCAACAGCTTTTGGCTTATCTTTAACACCATCAGTCTGTGCTACGGTCATAGTAATTGCTGCAATAGCTTCAGCAGAATCTTTTAAACGTTGTACAGTATCAAACTCTTTTTCTGTTACAGGACGTACAGGTTTAAAGATTAACTTAGGTGTAGGACTTGCTGTGTCAAACCGCATCTCAGTAATCACCCCCGTTATGGGTGTACCGTGATTTTTCAGATGACGGGCATATGCTTGTAGAGGAAGTCTACCTTTTTCTCCATCACCAAATACTGAAGTAGGTGGTAATACAAGTTGGTAAACTTCTTCTTTATCAACTTCGCCATCTAATACTACTGCTAAACGTTGTTGATAACGACAAGCACGGCTATCACCTTGACCGCTACCTTTGATGTTTTGAGGGCAAGTTAAGCAGGTGGCTGATTGCTTTTCTTTGACCTTTTCATCAGGGCGTTGGCTGTCGGCTGACCAGCAAGTTGGGGACACGGTTTCGCCTTCTACATAGGTTCCGGCATAAAACACACGTGAAACTTTTGGTGCGGCTTTGATAATCACCACACTCATGGAGCGCTCTTCCGATACACGGTACTCTTTACCGCCAATAAACTCACGGAATACACCACCTTTAATACTAATACGACGTGCGCCTAAACCGCCTTCGCCTGTACCTGCTAAAGCATTAGTTGCATCATCGGCTGTACCTTTTAAATAGGCAGGTAAACCGTCTTTGAATAGAGTCATTTCACTCATTTACATTCTCCTTAGATATCATCGTTAGGGTTAAAATTAAGAGCCATTTGGGCTTGGTCTTTTTGTTTGACCGTTAAACTCCCATCAGCTTCTTCTCTTACAAGGTCTCCACCGTTTAGTTTCTTTAAAGCTTGTTCTACTTCAGAAATCTTAAAACGGTATACACCGCCAAGTTTCAAAGCAGGAATTAAACTTTGTCGAATCCATGCACGGACAGTAGACACCGATACAGAAAAATGTTTTGCAACATCTTCAATCGGGACAAACACTTCTTCTACCATTAGTTTCTCCTTACGGTTACTGAATATTCACTGTTGGCATTTAATCCGGCAGGAATTAATTCCGGATTTTCTTCTAAAAATGCTTTCATGTTGGTTTGATGAATCCGTTTTTCCAACAGTTCCGGCACACTATGTTCAAGAATAAACTTGTTCATAGATTCCCAGTCAGATGTTGCATACGTAGTCCTTACGGTACGATAAACAACCCCTGCGCTAGTCTTTAAGCTTTCAGCCCCAATGTCCTTCATATGTTGAAGGATTGCCGATTTAACGGCTTTCATGTCAGAGTCAATCTTGTCGATTTTATCTTCCATTTCATGGGCAACTTCGGCTTTCTTTTCCCGCATTTTGATATAAATACGAGTGAGTTTTTCTAAGGGGATCTCTACCCCTGTCGTGTTTTCTGACATCACATTCTCCTGTTTAAAAACAATAACGGTTTGGTGTTATTCTCGCTATTGGTGTTACTACTATACTACCAAACTTTATCTTAGTTAAGTAAATCTTTGTAAAGTTCAACTAACTTTACATGGTCTTTGATACGGTTGTCAAGCATTTTATATAGGTGTTTCTCCGCATTTGAACCTTGTAATCTCACTACTGTAACTGGATGCCTCTGTCCTGCTCTATGCGCCCTTGCATTCGCTTGGGCATAAATCTCTAGGCTTGGGGTCGGTCCCCACCAAATAACCGTGTCAGCCGCTGTTAAAGTAACTCCATGAGCCGCTGCCTGTGGTTGAATAATCAGAATCCGTGGGTTAGGGGTTTCTTGAAATCGTTTAAATATATCGGCACGGTTGGATGCGGTTACGTCGCCACTAATAATCTCGGTTGTAAATCCGTCATCTTGTAACTTGTTGGAAAGAATCTTAATCGTGTGCTTAAACGGCACAAAGATTAAGGCTTTCTGCTTGGTCTCATCCAGTACTTCTCGCATTACCTTGTAGCGGTTCTTAATGTCAAACTCTAGGGTCTCGCCCCCATCTGAGTAAACTGCGCCACAAGATATTTGTAGGAGTTTGTTTAATCCCACTGCAGCATTAACTGCGGTAATTTGTTCGCCAACTGCATGAACCACAAGTTGTTTACGTAGAAGTTCGTAGTACTTCTTCTGTTGTGCGGTCAGTTCGACTTCACGGGTTACGTAAGTCATTTCAGGTAAGTCTAAACATTCTTCCTTGGTAAATCGTATAGCAGGTTGTAATGCATTAAATACTATTTGATCTGAATTAGGACGGGGTATCCATTTAAACTGAGATATTTTATACATCACCATATCTTTAAAACCACTAAAGAATCGAGGTACATTTTGCGGGTTTACAAGCTTGGCTAAACCATAAGCATCTACTGGCGATTGAGCCGCAGGTGTTCCTGTCAGCATCCAAAGCCATGTGTCAGGCTTAAGTAATTTATTTAATGTTTTCCAACGAGTTGTCTGTGCGTTCTTGTAAGCGTTAGCCTCGTCAATAACAACCAAATCAAACCCACCATTGGCAATTTCTTCTTGAACAATCTCAACCCCATCATAGTTAATGATAATAAACTCAGCATCACTATTAATTATTCTTGTCCGTTTTTCCTTGCTACCATAAGCAATATCGACCGAACGATGCATGGCAAACTTAAACAGGTCTGCTCTCCATGCGCTATCCATAATAGATAATGGGCATATGACAAGCACACGCTTTATCTTCTTCATCTTCATTAGATAATCTGCTGCCCATATAACAGAACCTGTCTTGCCTGTACCTTGCTCGTTGAGACAAAAGGCACGAGTATTTAAAGTTAGAAAAGACGAAGTAACTTTTTGATGGTCAAACGGTTTATGTAATCCAGGCCAATCGTACTGTCCCATGATAGGTGATGGGATGTTTTTTATTTGTAGGTTTTTAAGAATACGAGTTTCGTCTAAGCCCCATTTAACGGCGACTTGATTCTCCCCAATCATCCTACTTTTGGGTATTAGGGTTGTAACTTTATTTGGATTACGAAGATTTAATAAAAGAACTTTGTTGTCTATTATTTCCATTTATTTCTTTTTTCTCTCACGTTTGCTAGTTTCCGACACTAGGTTACTTTTGCTGTCCCTTTTAAAGGATCTATTCTTTGATGGTGTTGTTATGTAGTACCCATCTTTATTTGTACCGCCTTTATCCATAGCTTTTTTATGGGCTATGTCTTTACCTTCACGAGCATCGGCTTTGCCGTTGCCATTACTATCGGGCATTTTTTTATCAACCGCACGTCTAGCACGTTGACGTTCCATGCGATTGGGGTGTTCGCTACGAGCCTTTTGTTGCTCGTATTCTTTAGCATATGGTCTTGATTTGTTTACGTATGGCATTTAATTTCTCCCATTATGTGGGCACTCAAGAACTAAACAGTGCTTCTTACAAAGCCCACTAGGACGAGGGTTCCATACGTTATTTTCGTACGAAAGCTTCATCCTGTTGTATTCACTAATCCACTTATGCCACATCTTATCCTGATTTTCAGAAGAATACGAGTCCTTTATGAAATTCTTAGATACGACAAAAAGCAACCCTGCTTTAACCTTTTTGACTTGGGGGAAATACTTGAATATAGCAAGAGCCATTAGTTCTAGCTGATCGGTATCAGCATACTTGGCAGACTTACCAGTCTTGTAATCAAGAACACGTGCTTCTTCCCCGTTAATAACTAACAGGTCAGCAATACCTCGCCACCAAACTTTAGGGTCTTTGAATTCGCATGGTTCAAGGTCTTCGGTCAACCCAAATTCATATTCACAATACTTATCACCCTCTAGCTGTTTTAAACTATCTAAGGTGCTTTTTACAAAGTTAAACTGTGGGGGTAGTGGTACGTTATCCCGTACGTAATGTTCTGCTGCCGAATGAAACTCTTTCCCGTAAATAATAGCATTGGTAGGTGGTTCTTTAACATCCTTAACTACTCGTAGGTGATAGTACTTCTTAGGGCATTGGTCATAAAGCTTAATGCTTGAGTACGACCACGAAGTTAGCTTATTCATCACGTAATTTCAATAATTGTTGGGTTACTTCTACTGACATTTTTGATCCATTATGTTTATCGGGATGACACAACATTATAAGCTTTGGTAGTAGTTGTTTAGGTATAGAAGAATTATAGTTTCTTTGTGGTTTAATTGTGCCGTTTTTATTAAATAAAAAACATTTAATGCATACTCGTTTCCAAGGTTGGTCTTGGTCAAACGTACTTTTACATTGAGGGCATTCAACAAACATTTAAGTTATTCCTTTATAGGTATCCATGTTCTAACCGCACCACTCATTAACCTAATTTCTACTTGGGCATTCAAACAATGATCATATGCATCCTGATACTTGTTTGCTACTAACGCATCATGCGCTTTACGAATCTCTTGCATAGCATGTAAATAAAAATCTGAATACTCCACCTTAACATTCTCCATAATTTTTCCCAAAACCTGATTCACAATTAACAGGTAAGCCTTCAGCCCATGCAGGTGTCCACCGCATGCATTCTTCTACATAAGCTTGGGCTTCTTCAGCTTCTTCTTCTTTAGCAATACAAGCAATCGCATCATGTACAGTTAGCACTACACTGTAACGTTTGGATATACGTATCATCTGCTCACCAATGATGCAACGAGCAATAGCTTGGCAGACGTTCTCAATAACTTTACCGCCGTATATTTTATTCCAACCATAGCGAGTTTTGTATTGGTATTGAATACCTTTCTCATCCCGTACGGTTATCAGCCCATCGTAGCGTAGTAACAAACCACTTGGTAATCGTATTGATCTCTCTTCTGGGACCAGCGTAAGTACATTATCACGTCCTAAACTTGTTACACTGTCCTTAGTTAAAGCCTCTAGGGCCAGTTGGGCTTCTCGCCACAACCTAACTACATTCGGGTACGTTTCTCGATAAGTTTGGATAATGTGTCTAGCTTGATCCTCATTAACTTCTGTGCCGAACGTCTTGAGTTGGGTTTTAAATTTCTGCGCCCCCATGCCATAACCAGCCCCAAGGATTGTCGTCTTTCCGACGAAACGTTCTTCCTTAGTAATCTCGTCATTTTTCTTATAGTAAATAGCCGAAGCCATGATTCTGTATACGTCTTCTCCATTTTTAAATGCCTTTACTAAATCGTTTTGTTCTGCAAGCCATGCAAGTACCCGTGCTTCAATTTGACTAGAATCGGCATCAATGATGACGTACCCATCAGGCGGTTTAATTGCCTTCTTTAGCTTACCTGCATTGTCACCACGTGAAGGAAGGTTCTGAAGGTTCACGCTATCGCTACCACCCCACCGTCCTGTATGCGCTGCATAATATTTTAGGGGCACTGGCATCAACCCTCGCTTTGAAATCCCAATAAATCTTTCAGTACGAGTTTCTTCAAGTGTTGATTTTGTACCAAGGCGAGCTGCTACCAACGCTTGTACTCTTACATCAGGATGTTCAGCCAAAGCTTTAAACTCTTCGTCGTTCTTAGCTAAAGCAAAAGTTTCTTTACCTGTTGTTGGGCTAATCTTCATGGGCGGTTCTACCCCTAAAGACTTAAGCAGTTCAGCAAACTTCGGGTTACTAGCAAGTTCTTCCTTATCTACTTTAGCTACGCTAAGAAGTTCGGCTTTCTTTGCTTTGATGTCAACAAGGTGCATCTCCAATAAATTCAAGTCAAGATCCAACTTAGGTTGAACAAACATACGCAAAGTTAAATCAATGAGTTTCATTTCGGTTTTGGGGAAACCTTTTTTGAGCATGACATGAAACAACTTATATGTAAGTTCTACATCGTTTACACAGTAGTCACCATATCTACTAAGATCTTCTTCTGAGAAGTCTTCACGATTTTTCCCGGAAGCAGCGATAACTTCGTCACCCTTAACACCTAGTTTGTATCTTTCAGTCAAAGCACCTAGACTAGCCCCAACCTCAACACCATGCAAAGCCCTGCCCATACATAAAGTATCTGCATAGGCTTTAGGATAGATACCAAACTTTTCACCAAGAATAAACCCATCAAACATCATGTTGTGTGCAATAACCATAGAGTCTGCCCACGAGTAAGTATCTAACCAACTCTTAATCTGTTCGTGTGTACCACTAGCCCACTCAGTTTCGCCATCGTTTACTTTAACCGCTACACCAATTACTTCAAAACGGTCACTACGCACGTATTCTTCTGTTGTCAGTTTTGATAAACTAAAGGTAGATTTTTCATAGAAAGTTTCAAAGTCTATGGTTATTAGATTCACTAACATCTCCCATCCATTAGACCTTCTACATCCCGCTTTAACTTAGCATTTTCTTTTTGAAGGATTTCTATTTGTTCAAGAAGTAATTGCATCTGTTGACGTAACATCTCTACACGAGTTTCTTGTTCTATAAAATCGGCTAGGGTTTTAACACTAGCACCACTATCCACAATGTGTGGGGGTGATGCGTTTATTCTGTCTTCAGTCGTAAACGTGGTCATTTCTTTATCTCCTCAAAGTTATAAAACCATTCATCTTTAGCACTCCACTTGGCATGGTTCTCAACGCTATATACCTCGGTGGGTATACGAAAGTCAGGAGTTTTTAGAACTGCTGGTACGAGCGATACGTCATACCACAAGCATCTGTTGTTTGGTTGGCAGGCAAACTGCCCGTTGTCTAGCTTAATAAAGTTGTACGACTTATGCTCCTCGACCCCTTCACTAAAGCTAGTATCAAGACGGTTGGATTCGGGCGAGGCAAAGTCTATAGTGAATAAGTAGTTGCCAAAGTGAAACTGTTTGTCCTTACCAAAGAATTTGACCTTTAAACCCCGTAAGTTAGACTTCTCAATTACCGCCATGTCATATGACAGACAATCCCATATCTGCAAATAATCCAAAGGCAACACATCTGTTGTGCTTTTCCACACATACGCACTAATCGGCAGTTTGTCGTATAGCGCACCGTAGTTAGTTAGCATCGACTCAATACGGAAGGCTTGCCCCTTGATTGACTTAGCAGTCATCCATACACATGGCTCTAGTTCTCCATGACCCTTCTCGTGGTTGTAAAGAAACTCTCTACGCACAAAGCATTTAACTGGGGGTATGTTAGCAACTAAGAATGTCATTTCTGAATCCTCTCCCATAACTCAGACATTGATATTCCTTTGATCTCTCTCCAACCAATGTGTATACAGGCATACATAATGAACAGGAAGAACGCAAAGATCACGGCAAATATCACCACCGCACAGGTAGCTACAAATAGAGCAAACATATTAAGTATTGTGACGATCATATCAATTTACCATTAACATTACAGTCAAAACAAAAAGAAGAAACATAACGTAAACCCGTTTAATCCAATACTCTCTGTTCAGTATGCGTGGATCGTGGATAAGATAGCTTTGTAACTCCAACATATCTTCATCATATTCAATGTATGGTGGGTTAACCAACTTGTTGAGATACACTTCGTTGCCAATCTTTACCTTGCCGTTGTTGTATGGGGTATCTTTCATTCGTTACTCCCTGAAAATTGTTCGCTTTTAACTTCCATCAAACGTTTATTAAGACCATCTACCTTCTCATACTTTTTTAAAATCAATTGATCAGATGACATACACTTCTTATCTTTTTGTCGATATAAAGTTCCTGTTATGGCATCCATCAGGTATGTGATTCTATGCTCATCGGTAGCTATGTAGACTGGTGTTAATACTCTTTCTATCCCACTAATGTCGCCAAGATAAAGTTCCTTGTCAGCAATCCACGTTCTTTTAGAAGAGCTTTTTGGTCCGACTGGGAAACAACTGTTAGTCATAGCTGTCATCCCATTTATAGACTTACGAATTGATGTTGTTTTTAACATTATTTCTTGCCTTTCTTACAGTTTTAATTCCAATTTCAGGTTCTGCATTACGTGCTTTGAGCATTACATCTGCGTAGGTATATGCCACTTTTGCTACATCGTTAATAAGAAGTTCGTTTTGTTGAATCAAGCCCATTAATGCAAACATGGCAAAGCAATCTCTTATGGTTGGAACTTCCTCGTTCATTTAGATTCACCTTTAAATAGTTTTGACTCTACATAACGAATGATCGCTGCTTGATCTGCAACAAGATTACGTAAGCCATTTGTTTTTTCTTCAAGAGCATCGCATTTGGATCGCCACTCTAAACACCATTCGTGTAGTTTATCGTTTTCTTTTTGAAGTTCAATTACTCTTTTGTCGTCAACCACTTTAGATAGTTTTTGGATAATGTACACACCATCATCGTCAAGTCCAATTCTTTTGGTTTTACGCAAATAAGATAAACCTGCGTATACCCTTGACGGGTGTCCACCTATTAAACTAATAAGTTCTTTTGGGCTTTTGCCACCTTGAGTATTTAATACGTCAAGGATCTGTTTTGTTGTTGATTTCTTTTTCATTACTTTCTCCTGTTGATAACAAACTAGGAAGATATTTAACGTCCTCTTCCCTTACGACGAGAGATACACCACCTGCCTCGATGATCTTTTTAAGATTCATTTCTTGTAAGGCTGTTAGTCTACCTTTTCCCGCTTTGGTTTCAATGCCTATGAACTGCCCTTTTAGACAAACCAAAAAATCAGGTGCGCCCTGCCTACCATAACCTCCGGTGACTGGCATCACGTAGTAAGCGCCAAGCGCATCAAGCACTTGGCGTACGGATTTTTTTACTTTACCTTCAGGTGTTGTCGCCACCCGATTCTCCTATGAAGACCCAAAATATATTTTCTGATATACGTCTACCAACGGTCTCGACTTCTTGGTCATGCTGATTGTGATCGAGTAACATTAGTACCGCAAGCTTATCTTGCACCCATTTTGGTAATTCGTCAACCCCTGCGTAACATTTTTCTAACTCAGGTTGAAAATTATCTAACAGTTCATAGCAGTCAGTTATAACACTTCCGTCTTCGTTAATCTTTATTCTATAAATAGGATATTT